CCTTGCCCAGCATGAGTAGGGAGCCGCACTCGGCAAGGGCGGTGAGTGACTCGCGGGCGGTGTGCTTGGCTTGGCTGGCGAGGAGGAGTGCTTCGGCATAGCGCGCCTTAGCTGCGGTCTCGATGGTCTCGAGGTTAGTTGGTTGTGCGGTTACGATTTCCATTGGTATGTTTGTATGTCTTTTTGGCTTGATCTGTCTTGAGTGCGGCGGATGGTGGGAGTCCTGTCTCGTTGAGATAGTTCGTGGCGACCTTGGAGATAGCCTGCTTAGTGCAGCCCAGATCGCGCGCAACCTCGAGCATGCTGCGCCCCGCTGTCATGGGATGCCCGAGGGCGAATGCCACGCCCCATAGCGTCCTGCTGCGCCAGTAGCCGTGTTCCGCAAAGAAGGTGAGAAAATGGTTTAGCGTGTGCATCATTCGCTCCGCTGCGCGCCGGTGGTTGGTGATCGGCTCGGCGGTCGGCGTGCCGTCGCAATGGGCTGCATAGTCCACGGTGTAGCTCGCCTCGTCGAATTCCGCTGCGTCGCGCTCGTCTTGCATTGATGGCAGTTGTCGCGCACCGGATGCGAGATTGCAAAAAGTATTTTTACGCCTTCACCGACCTATCGACAAACCGCGAGATGCTGCCCTGCATTAGCACCGGAATGGACGCCCCTCGCTCACCCTCTCGGTTTTTGTTAACCATGATCCATGCTCCTTCGTTCGTGTGGCTGATCATCCAAACATGATCACTGTGGTGTCCGATTGCGCGGGATTCTCGAAGTTTGCCCTCGTCGTTGAGCTGTGAGGCCGTTGCGAGCGTGATGTTGAGTTGCAGGGCGAGGGCTTTAAGCCGTTTGGTGATTTCGCTTACATGTTGCTCTCGTGTCTCGTTTGAGTTGAGAGACCGGAGGTGGACGAGTTGGATGTAATCCACCACGGCGATGTCGCATTCCCCTTTGGCCGTAAGTTCCCGCAAGGCTCCGTCGATCGTTTCAAGTTCAGAATATCCACTCTCGACTTGGATTTTTGACGCTTTGAGGGTCTCCATAGATCGTGTGAATTTCAACATCTTCTCGTTCGTGTTGTCATCCCCTGTATGCCTCAGCACCTTGATGTTAAATCCGCACATAGCGGAGAGAATGCGGGAGATTACTTGAGCCGCTGGCATCTCCAGAGAGAAGAACACCACCCGCTTTTTGGCCTTGATCGCCTCGAGGGCCAACTGCACGAGAAGGATCGACTTCCCGCCCGATGTCGGGGCCGCGATGGTCACCAGCTCCCCGCGCTTGGGTCCGCCGCCTGTCACTTCGTCGAGGTATCCCAAACCGGTTGAAAATGCCTCCGCCGGTTCCTTGTTCTCTAGGTCATTCACGATCTGCTCGAGGATGTCTTTTGTGGTCTTGCGTTGCGTGTCGCCTTGGGCCGCTGCGGTGGCCAATTCCAGCGACAGCGCAGCGATATCACCTTCCTGCCGAGAAAAATTCTCTTCAGCCTTGCGAACCGCCTCCAGCGCCCTGCGGTATCGTGCTGCTTTCACGAGTATCGCGTGGTGCCACGCCACACACCCTGGATCGCCAGTAGGAAATACCGTGTGCAGCTCCAGGAGCGCATGGTCGCCACCTATGTCGCCAAGCACGCCCTTGCGCTCCATTTCCGACATTACGGCAAAGAAGTCTGTTTTCACGCCTGCCTCATGAAGGTTTCGAACCGTCTGGAGGATGAGCTTGTGAGCTTCAAGAAAAAACAACTCCTCTGGCCATGCCATGACGTTCAGTAGGTCAAAATTCTTGAGCAGGCCCGAGATGACGCAACGCTCGCTCGATTCGTTCACCGGCACAGATTTCCGCATCGGTATAATATTTTGATTTCGTTCCATGTTTGCTTTCATAAACAAGACTCCGGAGAAGGGTCGAAGACCCTGCTTATATTCTTATCTTCTCTAGTCCCGTTTTGGTCACGCTTGGACCGTGACATTTTTGTGACAACTTCTTTGGTGCGTTGCTTCCACTTTCTTTGAGTTGCAAGCGCCCTCTCTTTAGCTGTTTGCGAGTTGTGCCGATCAAAGTTTGAGAAGCTTACTTTATCGCCTTTGATTGTGATCCAACCACAATTTGCGAGTGCTTCGTCGAAGGTCTCGCAGCCCGTGATTTCGCGGATAATTCGCAGTGATGCGATTCCTGTCACGCCGTCACCGTGACAATTCCGTGACGCCCACGACCACACCTTACAGAGTTTGCCAACCACCGAGTCGGGGTCCAATCCCGTTAGCTCGGCAATAGTTGCCACCTCCACCTTTTCGTGGATGTGGTGTTCAAGTTTGATCCATTCACTCATGGCTCGAAAAGAAGTTGCTGAATGTAATATTGTATGCTGTCGCGAGCCGGTTCCTGCTTGATCATCGTGTGCTTCATCTCATGCAAGACAATATCGGCAGGCACGAATAATGCGCGGCTGATCCACTGGGGATTTCTTTGAGTGGTTTCTCTAAATGTCGCCTTCCAGTCCTTGATCATTCTTTCGGCCGTCATCCGCAGGGTGTGAAAGCAAATCATAAAACAATGGCTACAGTCGCTGTTGTGCCAGCGATACAAAATCAAATCAGTTTCCTTCTTGTGATCCAAAGTCCAACCGATTTTCTCGCTTTTACCACACCGCCCTGCGATGGTTTCGATTGCCAATTCCGGCATTGCCGACCCCTTGCTAGTTTTGCGTTTCCAGTATCTGGAGCATCCCTGCTCGCGGGTTTTAACATCCACCGTAATCTCTCGCCCGCCAATGAGCCGAACGATGTAATCAATGCCGCTCTTGTCTTCATCGTCATTAGCAGGCGTTATTTCTTCGATATGATTTAGCATTGATCGGATGCAGGCGATATCGTCCTCCTGCGCCTGTTTGCATTTACTGGCGGCAAGCGATTCGTCAAAATCAAAAACCTTCATTTCGATCCCTCCCCCCAGGCAACCCAGCCATCCCGCTTCGATCTGCTGAACATTTCAAGAAACGGCCCTGGAGAGCAGGATTCTACGAGATCGTAAAACTCTACAGGCTTTGAGCTGTGGCCGTTCGGCCCGCGTGGAGCGGCGAAGAGCGTGCCGACATCCTTGCGCTTAAGCGGCTGGCTCCCCTTGACTGCAAAAAGGATTTGCTCAGTCTGGCCGCGAAAATAGTTACCCATTCCGAAGCTCGGCTTTGCCCAAGTGATTGCCGTAATATACCGGAATCCCCACGCTTGAATCAGGTCAAAGCCCTTCGGCAAGCTCCGGTTTGTGATCCACATGTAAAGGTGACAATCATCGTCTGCAAGGTCCGGCAGCGGCAGCGCGAGCAACTGCTCCTTGGTCATGGTGGCGTAGTCCGGGCGAGCGCGTCCAAGCTGGTCTCCGTCGCCTTCATCGCCCCAGTCCCACGGCGGGTCGATCATGATCGTGGCGAATTTGGCCCCGGATTCAGCAATGGCTTCCGGCGTGGTTGCTTCGGCCACCTTGGCGCGGTTCTCTTCGCGGCGGGTTTCGCGCTTTTGCTCCTTCTCCGCACGCTTGACCTGCTGGTAAGCGGTGGAAATGCCAATGTCCCCGGCCTTTGCTTTCTCCCAAAGCTCGGGTGCTTTTTTCCTCACCTGCTCCGCCATGCCGACTTGTCCGGTGGAGGTGCCTGCGGCCTTGGCGATCTGGGAACGGGTGGAGACGGGTGCGGGTGGCGACTTTATGTCATTTTGTGACAGAAGGTCATTCCGCTTTCCTTGTGTCTTCTTCCCAATCTCCAGCAAGTCCACCTTGTTGCCAAGCTCCAGCTCGATCTTCCAAGCGGGGGAAAGGTTGCGCCTTCCGCCTTGGTTGTCGCGCATCCAAACGCGGACGTGAGCGCGGGATTCAAATTCCATCGCCACCGTCTTGAACCCCAGCCCGTGCTTGGAGCAAATGGCGAAGCGGTTGTGGCCGTCGATCAGGATACCATCCCACACTACCAGCGGATCTCGACACCCGTCGCGCAGAATGTTGGCTTCGAGTTGAGCGAGTTCATCCGGTGCCAACGGCGGGATGAGCGCTTTGAATTCAGCGTCTATTTGTATTTGCATAATAAAGAAAAACCCTCCACACCTTCCGGTTGAAAAATTGGCCCATGCAAAGGCTCCGGTCGGTGTGAAGGGTAAAATGTTTCTTGCATGAATTGAGAAGGCTTTTTCACGGCCTTATTGAAATATATTTACTTAGTCGGGATTGTCAAGTCGGGCGACAGGATCATAATTCCTTCCAACGCTTCAGCGCGTCAATGACTTTCATGGTCTCTTTTTCGTGGGTCTCATTCGTTTTACTTGGTGTGACCGCTAATAAAAACGAGAGATATTTAGACGCAATATCTGCCAGTTCGTTAGCCATGCAGCGAGCGCCAATGTAATTAGCGTAATGATTGTTGGTTTCCTTCCTGGCATCGTTTCGCTCACGCTCCATTTTAAGGCAAAAAGCTAACATGCTACTGTTCCATGATTGCCTTTTAGAAAAAAACGCATCAGTCTCTGGTGTATCGCTCATTTCGCGCCCCCCTTGCCGTAGATTGCATCTTTGAGTGCATGGTATTCATGGGTAATGAGGCTGAATGACCCAATGGGCAGTTGCTTATTGATCGCAACCAGCAATCGGCTGGCAGCGTCATGGACTTTCTTGTGGTCTTCGTATGCTACCCATTCGCCATCGGGGATTGCTGCCCTCGCCTCGTCGCGCTGGTTCTGGATAACACATACGGCGTGTAATAGAGTGTAACCCTCTGCATCGGCACCCAGATTTAGTCTGATGTCGTGGAGTTCCTCCCGCGCCTCGTCGCGCTCTCCCCTAATTTTTTCTGCCTCGTCAAAAAGTTTGTCATATTCGACAAACTGATTGTGGATTTCTTTTAACGCTTCAGCACGCTCTCTAAACATTCTTTCAGCAAGTTCTTTCGCCTCGTCTCGCTCGCGGATGGCATAATCCACAGCGTATTTGGACGATTCATTGGTTTCATGTCGTTGCTGTATTGCCTCGTCGCGCTCTTGCTCAAGTTTTTTATAGTCCTCTAATAAAACGCATTTTAGTCCATCAGCGAGTTGTATGATTTGTGGGGTAAAGCTCATTTCGCGCCCTCCCATTTTCCGAGTGTTTTCAGAAAGGCTTCGGCGCGTTGGCGAGCAGTTGCCCTCCATTTTTGATCATGTTCGATTGTGGATTGAAGCCAATCATCATACTCACATGATTTAATAGATTGGACTTCGCCAAGCACCTTCTCCACTTCGTGCATTGCGTTTAGGTCGTTGCAGTAGTCTGGCAAATCTGTTGGTCTGGTATTTGCAAAAACTCCCCACCCACATACCTCCGCGATTGCGATGTTAATTTGTTCGCTCATTTTGTTTTTGCCTTGGCAAACCAATTAGGGAAGTGTCCGAAGTCTCTGGGTTCGGTCACGTTGTTATTTTTGCCGCAGACATCGCACTTGCCGTAGTGCCAAGTCGATATGCGCGGTGCCTTCCTGCCGTGTAGAGCGCCGCATTGCCAGCATGTCCAGGCTGGGTAGTCTTGTTTTATTTGTATCATGATAGTGCTTTCTGTCTGATCTTCCTTGACGGCAATACAACGCCTGCCGCATCACCCAAGGCTTCGCACAGGTCTCCGTAAAAGCTGGAGTTGAGAAAAGCGATCGCGCTGCGTTGATTGATCTCCCTGTGCTCGTTAAGGCTTTTAGATTCGTATACATTGTCATTCTTAGCATCGAAGACCGCCTGTTGGATCATCGCGCACAGCACCTCGCGGGTGAATAGTATTTCATAGTCGTCTTTCATTTTTGGTAAATTCCTGCGCGTGTCCCGCCGCGCCCCGGTAACTACGGTTAGTTAAAACGGAATCTCGTCGGAGTCCGCATTAGTGTTGATTGTTACAGTCTTCGCCTTGGCTTCGGCCAGCTCCTTCTCCGACACCCAGCGGGTGATCTCGTGGTATCCGGTCTCATCGTTGAACTCGACGATCACCGTCCCGCTGCGTCCAAGGAGGTCTTCCGGCTCCACGCTGGCGATCTCGTCTGGCACTATGGCAAAGCCCAGCGCCTCGCGCACTTGGTCGATCTTCCATACGGCCTTGGCGACGAACACCATGTTGTCGTAGATGGTCCCGCCGTTGCTTCCGTCTGGCAGTTTCACCCGGCATTTCATTCGGATATATTCGTTGTTCGTCTTGGGTGATACTTTCAGTTCAGCGCCTTCGATCTCGACCTTGTGTTTTCCGGGCGCAATCTGTGGAGCTTGTGGTTCTTGTTGTTTGTATGTTGGCATTTTAGTTTTTCCTTTTGATTTGGCGCATTGATTTTGTGCCTGGCGCGCTTTTAACCAGACTGTGCGGATTCTCGATCTGCAACTCTTGTGCAAATTCGAGAAATTTTTCTGCGGACATCTTCCCGCCGCCGGCGAGAAATGCTGTTATTGGATCAAGCCGACCTGCGACGATCAGTGCCGTCTCTGGCTCTATGTATTGCCGATCCTTCGGGTTGGTCAATGCCCACCCATCAATCTGCTCTCCGGCCTCCAAACGATCGCGTAGTGCGTCGGTGAGCGGGTCGCCAAATTCCTTGACGAAGAATTTGTATCGGCTCACAAAGTCCGCGTGTTGATGCGGATCTGCAAGGATGCAGTCGCGGATGATGGTGAGCGAGTCGTTATTGACTGCGCTGACATCGGCCAAGGCCGCCTTACTCTGGACAACGAGCGCATTGCAGGTGTCCTTGTTCGCGCACCAGTCGCAATACTCACACGGTGTGGGCTTCGCATGCACCCACGTTGCGCGGTCGATTGCTCGTCGAGTGATCTTCTCAGCCTCCTCGAGCGTAAACTCGTAGGTTCTGACAAGCCGCTGGTCTACGTAGACAATGTGCGCCACCCAGTAGTCGGCGAAATATCTCTCCATGCAGGCCCAGCTATAGGCTGCGGCCTGTGCGAGATAATCCCGCACTTGGCCTGTCTTGATATCTGCCAGCCACCCACCGTCTACGCAGAGCGCATCGGCAGTGCCCACCTTGCTGAGTGCAGGCACGGACATAGCGAGGTGGGTCTCGCGGCATTCGATGTCGTGGTCGCCAGCCAACTCCAGAAGCTTGTGGACCCCCCACATCACCGTCTCTTTCTCATCTTCGGGCATTGGTTCGTGATCCATCACGATGTGGATGCGGTCGCGTATCCATTTATCCACTCGGGTGCCTCGCTCTGCTGCTGGACTTGTCGTCCACTGCGAGACGTAGACCGGACATCCGTCGAGCTTGGGCAGCATGCTTGGTGATAGTTCTTTCATTTCGCCTCCGTTGTCAGAGCGTGAAATGCCGCCACGGTCGCCAAGAATTTCGGAACATCCTGGCGAATGCGCTCGAGCACGCGGTCAGATGCCTCTGTCCACTCCTGCTCCGCTGTGATCTGATCCTTGGCTCGCAGGAATGCTGTCGCGGCCTCGCCGTGTTCGGCGACCTCTATCGTCCAATCCTCGATCTTAACGACCTTGGGTTGCTCGGGTGCCGGTGCCGGTGATGTCTTTGCTGATTTGAACAGGTGCGAGACGCTGGCCCATTCCAAGGGCAGCTCCTCCGCAAGCCCGCTGCGCGTCTTGGCATCATAGGCCGCGCTGTGTGTTGTTAGTAGGATCCGCTCCTTGCCGCCGATGCCTTTGCCCCGTCCGGTGTCGGTAGTGCTGACCTTGGTCTTAAAACGCAAGAACCAAAGCTCGTCCGCGAACTCTTTGAGCAGTGGCGAGCTTTGTTTTGAGAGTTTAAGCTCGTAGCGGTCGTATGCCGCGAGTGCATCCGGTGCTTCAAACCGCACTATCTTGGAGTGAGCGATTAGCACGACGTTCTTACCTGCGTCGATCAGAGTATCGACGCTGGCCAGCATGCGGCTCATGCGCTCCGCAACCATCACCCAGCCTTTACCGAAGCCAAAGTCCTCGATGCTGGTTTTCTTGCTTGTGGCGAGCAGGTCTTCAACACACAGGCGCTCGGCCCAATCCGCGGAGTCGATGACGATGGTTTGGTAGTCCGTTGCTTTGGCCTCGGCCAATGCTTCCGTGAGCTGCTTCCAGCTGTTTATGTCGCACCGGTCAACGTCGAGGTGGCTGGTGCCCTGCTCGATATCGAGAAAGAGCGGCCTTGGGAATTTGGCCGCGAAGGTGCTTTTGCCTACGGACTCCACGCCGTATATGACTACGCGCTGTGCGCGTGTTTGTTTGCCTGTTGTTATTTTCATACTCTGTATTTCTATTTGTATTTTTCGTTTGTTTCAGCAGCATATACGGCCACTGCCAGTGCCGCCCAAGTGTGGGACTTAATACCATAAGTCCCCCCTGGGGTTTTCTTCGTGCCTTGCGGCCCGAAAATGTCGATAAGTCTCTGCCTTATGTTTCCGTCTTTGGCTCGCATGGAGCCGCAGAGATACATTTTGATGTCCTTGCGGTAGCAGAGCCTTACCGGCGTGCGTGCCACCTCGATGAATCTTCCGATCCAGACGCAGGTTTCAAAGGTCGAAGCCCCCACCGCCATGCCGTAGCTGGCGATCATCTCGCAGGCCACGCTTGTATATTCACGACCAATCAGAATCTGTCTGATCTCCGCATTCGGCACCCACCCGTGGTCAACGATGAGACCGTTGTCGAACTGCACAAACGCGGTGTGAGTCGTGCCGGGGTCAAGGGCGATCATGCTAATCCTCCTCCTCGAACTCGCGCCACCGGCGCTGCCTCTCTCGGCGGCGCATGTCGTGTTGACGCATCCGCCACAGGATATTCTGTTGACCGCACCAGTAGGATGCAAAGCACGAGCCGAGGGTCAGGACGGCGATGGATATGGCGAGGGTTGCGCTCATACTTTTTCCGGTGGGTTCGGGAACGGCATCCAGTGAGTGACTACGGTCTCAACCTTTCCTCCGCTGAGATACCGCCAGTCTTGACCGTCAT